AATGATTCATTCTTTATATTCCAATTGTAACCAACCACTTAATATTAGAAATTGATAACAGGTTAGGACTTAAGTTGAATTAAACGGAATTAAGCGGGAAAGAATCAATGAAATAAAGGGCTGAAAGAAATTTTGGCCCTTTTTTATTGGGTGGGTTTTGGGGTGATGTTAGTTTTAGAAAAAAAGTGGCTAAAATCTAAAAAGGGCGGTTTTAGCCACTTAATTGTAGAAAAACAAAAAGGCGTTTAAAAAACGTTTAAAGACCGTTTAAATTACGCTTTTGCCGATGTAGGCGACTTGTCCGATTATCTCTAAATTGTCCACTTCCTCTTTGGTTAGCGTTATCGGGGCGTACTCTTCTTTGTTGTCTGAAATGAGCTCTATGCCGTTCCAGTTGAGTTTTACGCGCTTAACCCACACGCTTTCGCGGTTTTGCACTAAATAGATTTTATCGCCCTTGATCTCTTTTTTAGAGAGGTCAACCAACATCTGATCACCGTCGTCAATGGTTGGGCGCATGGATGTGCCATCTGCCCAAAATACGGCGGCGTGCGTTGGTTTAATGCCGAGCTTTTGCAATAAGCTGTCTGAATATGGCACTTGTCCGTCGGGCGCGGTTACGCCCTCGTTAAAGCTGCCAAAGCCTGCCGATACGTTTACCGAGCAAAAGCAGTCAATCATTGAAACTCCGCTTATTTCGTGCGTTTGTTCGCGTTTAATCGGAGGACTACCAATATCCCTATTCTTCTCGCCAGTTAGTAAATAACTAGGCTCAACCCCTAGTTCTTCTGCAATCGTAAGAATTAAAGAAGCTTGAGGCTCCCTTTCGTTTGTTTCATATAACTGTAGTGTTGAAAGAGACAAACCTAATGTATCAGCAAGTTCATTCCTGGTTCTTCCTGCCCTCTCTCTTTCTTCTCTTATCCGAGACCCAATAAGAGAAAAGTTTTTAGACTTCGTGCGCATAACTTTAAAAAACTCCGTATATATTTTCAAACTTTTTAAAGTTACTTTTATATACATTAATATCAATAACTTACGATTAAAATCTATAAAAGTACCGTTCAAAAAATAGCCATTTAACTTTAAAAGAATATTTTTAAAGTTGCCATAGTTACTTTTGTATATTAATATTCTCATTAGATAAACGAATGAAGTTATCTAATGAGGACATAAATGGAAACTAAAAAAACAGCTATTGATTGGCATAGAGAAGACATCAAAGCTGCATTAGCAAAAAAAGGTTGGTCGTTGCGCCAGTTATCGTTGAAACACGGTTACAGCAACGGAAGCACGTTAAAAAATGCGTTAGACCGTCCATGGTTGAAAGGTGAACGCATTATTGCTGAAGCGATTGGCGTACCTGCCGAAGTGATTTGGGCATCACGCTATGAGCAACGCAACCTTAAAAAATATGCTGACAGATAGTTTTGAGGTTATTTATGAGCGTAAACAACTTAAAAACACACTACTCAGCAAAAGAATTAGTTGGTTTAAGTTTAGCAACTTTGCCTAATTCGGTGCAAGGAATACTTTACCAAGCTAAAAAGAATTGCTGGGCAACTCAAAAAAGAGTTGGTAAAGGCGGTGGTGTTGAATATGCCGTGAAATCCATGCCGGAAGAAGTGCAAGCCGAAATAGTGGTGAAACTTGGCAAAAGTGCGGTGAAAAATCTCCCTGTTTTGGCTGAGGAGAGTGCGCCTGTTGATGCGCAGTTGTTGTGGGCAACCTATGAACAAGGCACGGCAAAGCAACAACAAAAAGCGCAGATGAAGCTCGGCATTATGTTTGCGGTGGCTGAATTGGTCAACGGTGGCGTGAAGATTTTGGATGCGTTGGCGTTGGTATGCCATAAACACAACCAAGATGGCGAGAAACCGGTCACGGTGAGTGCACTTAAGTCTTGGTGGTATCAAGTTAAAGACGCTGATCGTAGTTTGTGGCTACCGCTTTTGATGGATAGCTACGGTGCGCACAGCGAAAGCCGTGAGGCCGCTTTTACCCCTGAAGCCTGGGCATTTTTCCGCGCTGACTATTTTCGCAATGAGCGCCCTCAGTTTGGCTCTTGCTATGAACGCTTGAAACGTGCGGCAAGTGCGAACGGTTGGGTTATCCCAAGCCCCTCTAGTATTAAGCGCAAAATCTTGCGCGAAATCCCAAAAACCCACCAAACCTATTTAAGAGATGGCACTTATGCGTTGAGCCGTATGTATCCATCGCTCATCCGTACCGTTGCCGGCATTGAGGCAATGGAATGGGTCAACGGGGACGGTTATAAGCATAACGTTTGGGTGAGATGGCATAACGGCCACATTATCCGCCCGAAAACGTGGCTTTGGCAGGATGTGCGCACCCGCAAAATCTTGGCGTATCGGTGCGACGAGTCGGAAAACACCAACATGATCCGCTTGGCGCTGTTGGATGTTGTGAACAAATACGGTATTCCGAAACATTTAACCATCGATAACACCAAAGCGGCAGCCAATAAAAAGATGACCGGTGGGGTGAAAAACCGTTACCGCTTTAAAGTGCGGGAAGATGAAGTGCAAGGGATTATCCCTGCGCTTGGCATCCAACTGCACTGGACAACGGTGCGCTACGGTCGAGGACGGGGGCAAGCCAAGCCGATTGAGCGTGCATTTTCGCACGGTGGCTTGGGTGAGCTTGTGGATAAACACCCTTTACTTGCCGGCTACCACGCAGGTGATAACGCGTTAGACAAGCCGGACAACTACCAAGGCAACAAAGCCGGTGTGGACTATGAGAGTTTTATTTTGGCCCTCGAGGAAGGCATACAGATGTTTAACGAACGCCAAGACCGCGCCACTGAAATTTGCCAAGGCAAACTGAGTTTTAATCAAGCCTTTGAACGGGATTATGCGGTTGCCGAGAAACGTTGGGCAACGCCTGAACAACTGCGTTACTTACTGACTCTGCACGAAGAGGTCACGCTAAAAGAGAACGGCACCTTTACGCTGAAAGCCGGTGGCGAAGTGCAAGGTTTACGCAACCGCTACGAGGCTTACGAGTTGATTGGCACAAACCACAAGAAAGTGGTGGTGCGTTACGACCCGAACAATTTGCACGATGCGGTTTGGGTGTACAGCTTGGACGGCACTTATTTAGCCGAGGCGCACTGTACGGTAGATGCCGCCTTTGGCGACACAATCGCAGCACAAGACCACTCTCGCAAAGAGCGCGAATTTGTACGTCACACCCAAAAAGCGGCGAAAGCGGCACAGGATATGGCAATCCAAGAGGCGGCCGCCTATATGCCACCGGTGGAGTTTGAAGAAACCGAAGCATCCGAGCAAATGTGGGCGGTTATTAAAGATGGCACATCATTACGCAAAGTGAAAATTGCGCCTGATGATGAAGATGTAAACGAATCTGAGCAAGCCTTAAACCGAGGTCTTGCAATGTTGAAAAAAGAAAAAGGGCTTTAAAGCCGATTTAAACGACCTTTAAGGAGCATGAAAAATGACATTAAGAACACAAGTAAGTGATTTGATCCAATCCGGTAAATATACCCAAGCTGAGCTGGCGCGCAAAATTGGGGTTAATAGCGGTGCATTGAGCGCATGGCTTAACGACAAATACAAAGGCAAGGCGGAAAGCATTGAAACCCCTATTAAAAATTGGCTCGAATTAAATGAGCGCAAAACCAAGATTTTTGTTGAAGCACCGAATTTTATTGACATCCCAACCGCGCACAAGGTGTTTAACAGCCTTGATATGGCACGGGTGTTACCAACGATGGTGACGGTTTATGGTGCGAGCGGTGTTGGTAAAACAAAAGCATGCCAGGCTTACCGCGAAAACAACCCTAACGTTTGGATGATTACCGCAAGTCCGGCACGCGCCACGTTGAGCAGTATTTTGTACGAGTTAGCGTTAGAGCTTGGCATTAACGACGCGCCACGCCGCAAAGACCGATTAAGCCGCTTAATTGTTAAAAAACTCAAAGGCACGCAAGGCTTGGTGATTATTGACGAAAGCGACCACTTGCCTTACGACGCACTCGAAGAAATCCGCATTATCCAGGAAGAAGTCGAAGTCGGCTTTGCCTTAATCGGCAATGACAAGGTTTACAACCGAATCCAAGGCGGGGTGAACCAAGCGCACGAATTTGCCCGACTTTGGAGCCGTATCGGCAAAAACACTCCGATTAAAGCCAGCTCTAAAGGCGATATTAAAGCTATCGCAGAGGCTTGGGGATTGGATAGCGATGATAAAGATCTGATGAACGTACTTAACAGCATCGGAACTAAAGCAGGCGGTTTGCGCGCATTAACGCAATATTTACGCCTTGCCGCGATTACCGCTAAGGGTCAAGACTCAGCGATTACATTAGATCTTATCTTAACCGCACAAAAACAAATGACCGGAGGCAACTAATGAAAACCTTAAAAACGGCTTTGATGTTGACCGCACTTTTAAGCGGTATCGCCCAAGCGCAAACGCCGATATGTGCCGACAACGATGAGACATGTTGGCAAAAGGCGGCAAGCGCACAATGGCGCGAAGAATTTGGCGATGTACCGCCAAATATGACACCGGAACAAGAACAAGCCGCATGGCAATGGCTTAAAAAACACTACCCAAACACTGATTTTGACAACCCATAGAGAGGAAAAAATATGAAAGTAACAATCGAAGGCAAAACCTACTGGCGTGACGCAACAGGCACGCTTACCCCGGAAGAACTGGTGCGTGATATTGACAAAGAGCGCGATGAGCTGGTGACCGCTTGGGTGGAAAAAGGCAAAGCGTTAAATCGCCAAATGGGCGAGTTTAAAGACGGCATTTTTGGCGACATCGGCGCGTTTATTGAGCTTTCCGCCGATAAATACGGCGCAAAAGTGGGTGGCAACAAAGGCAATGTGACGCTGTTTAGCTATGACGGCAAATACAAAATCCAACGCGCCATCAATGAAAGTTTGCAGTTTGACGAACGTTTACTGGGCGCCAAAGTGCTGATTGATGAATGTTTAGATGAATGGTCGGCAGGCTCACGCCCTGAGCTGAAAGCCTTGATTGAGCGGGCATTTAACGTGGACAAAGAGGGAAACCTCAACACGTCACGTATTTTAGGCTTGCGCCGCGTAGAAATCCAAGACCCGCGCTGGTTGCGCGCTATGCAAGCCATTAGCGAAAGCGTGCAAGTGGTAAGCAGTAAAGCGTATGTGCGGATGTATGAGCGTGTTGGCGACAGCGACAAGTATGAGCCGATTCCGCTGGATTTGGCGAGCATTTAGGGGGAATGGTGAGTTTGGAAACCATTTTGGCTCTTATCTTTTTGGGGCCAGTTGTTTATGCCGCCGGGCAAATTTTGCTCGGCATTATTGTGGCTCTAATTTTGTATTTTTTTGATGATTAAAGCCTATTTAAACGCTCTTTAAGCCTGATTTAAGGGGCGTTCATAATATGTTTTAACAAACCTAGGGAGGTGTTATGAGCAAAAACGATAGTAAATTTAATCGTTTTAAATATTACAGCGAGCAGGCGGCAAAGAATGAGCGTGCCGGCGAGTTGGATGATGCGAGAGACCAGTGGAATATTGCATTACTTAATGCGCCAGGGCCTAAAAACCGCGAATGGTGCAAGCGTCGTGCGATGTTTTGCGAAAGACTTATTAGTAAACCGTTTTAAGGAGAAATTATGGCTAAGTATATTGCCCGTTTTTATTGTTTAGTTGAGTGCATAGTTGAAGCCGAGAGCAATGAGCAAGTGCTGGATATGTGCGATCTGAATGTGTGTGATGTGAATGCCATCCCGCATACTATCACTGAGATTGATGATGTGGTTGAGGTGCAGGAAGTATGACCGACAAAGCCAAAGTTACAGACCAACTGGCGCAAATTAGAGAACAAATCGAAATGGCGCAGGAAATGTGGCTGGAAAATGATGATAAAGCGTGCTTGAAGTTGTTACAGACAGCAAGTCGGGAAATGAAATGTGTGGCGCGGATGATTGTGCCGGTGTTGGGGTGAGTATGGCAGAGCTAACAGTAGAAGACCTAAAAGTTGGGCATGTTTATTCGGCAAAACGCCCTCAAACATACGGATTCCAACGTTTATTGGGAGATAGACAAATCCTTTGGATTGGGATGATTTATGACAACAAAGAGGGATTCGTCCAAGGACTGCAATATGACAGCCCGTCGGTAAAAGATGGACGACATTATCCGAAAATTAGCGTAACCAAATTTTTGAAATGGGCAGACGCTGACATCACAGAAATAATGCCTAAGGGCGAATGGAGAAAGGGGTAAATATGAGACCTGAATTTAGATATTTTAAATGTGCATTAAATGTTGAACCGGTTAAATCACTTTATCAACAATGGCATATCGACCACGAACAACGAAACAAAGAATTAGACGTAATTTTTGACACTATCCCGTTTTATGAGTTTTGGCGCGGCAGTGAAAGTCGAATTTATGGCATTGTATGTAGCGAAAACAATCCTGAATTTGAAAAAATTAAAGAGGATAAAACCTATAAATTTGAAATGATTGAAGGTGGGAAAGTGAATATTACCGGCAACAATCGCACCAAAGCCGGCAAGGCGTTTAACGCTAAAATCCAAGAACTCAGAAATATATTAAATCAATATCCAAGTTTTAATGATTTTATGATACGCGAGTTAGCGCTTAATTGTTGGGTGCATGCGAGCACAATGGCATATATCGCAGTGTGTGGTGTGGCAAGCGATCACTTTATTGCAGAAATACCGGTTAAATCAGAAGGCTTTGGCGGGGATGACTTTCCGGCAATTCCGGAGTGTTTAACCGAAATCAAGCAAAGTGAATTTTTAGCATTACAAGGGAAGTAGATAATGAGTGAACAAATTTACGAATTTAAGAATGTGGCCGATATTTTAGTGCTTGATGAAAAACAGTTTGAGCGATTTTTAGCTGATTTTAAAGAATGGTTCCGCTTTCAAAAGCAAGCACGAGCCGAAGCGGAAAAGCTTAGAGAACTTGGATTGAATATCACGCTGGCAGATGTGATTCGCTGGAAAGATGATGACATGATTGGAGTCGGGAAAATTACGATTGATGTGCAAAAGGCACGAGATTGTTAAAACCCATTTACAGCCCATTCAAGTTAGATAAAGTGGGCTGAATAATGTGTTTTAAACCAAGTTTAAAGGAGTTTTAAAAGTGAAATTATGCCGTTGCCCGGTTTGCCACAGCGACATCCACTTGGATGCGCTGCTGGAAGATGATGCCGGGCGTGAGATGTTGGGGATTATCACCAATTTACGCGGCGACAATGCCCGTGCTTTGGTGAGTTATATTGCCCTATTCCGACCTGAAAAAGCGGCGTTATCCAACGGTCGTGCGCTTAAATTAATGCGTGAGGTGTTGGATATGTATCAGCCGAGTCCGTTGTTGTCCCATGCGCTCACCGAAACCACCAATGGCGTGATGAAAAACCGCCGAGAAACCCGAAATGTGGTGGCGCTAACCAATCATAACTACCTTAAAAAAGTCTATGAGGGGGCTAAGCCTTTGTTTGCCGTGGTGCGTAATGAGCAAGGTAAAAGTGCGGTGGAAAGTGCGGAAAAATTGGAAGAAGACAAGCGAACAGCGGCAATACAATATATTGAACGTTATGCGATCATTGGAAAGCTTGAGTTTGTGAAACATACACCTGAATATGCAATTTGGTTGGAGTGGAAAAATGATGCTAGATGTTAAATTAACGAAACCTAAACTTATCCAGCTCATCCACATTGCAAAGAGCAAGTTAAATATGGATGAGTTAAGTTATCGTGTTTTGTTGGATAACTTAACCGGCAAAACAAGCACGACCAAAATGACGGTTGGGGAGCTTTTGAAAGTGTACGAAAGCATGAAAGATAAGGGGTTTAAACCACAATTAAGAAAAGGCAGAACACCGGTAACCGAACATGCGGTTGTGAAATCCCGAATCACTCATAAAATCCGTGCAGTTTGGATACAAATGCACAAAGCAGGCATTGTTAAAGACGGCTCGGAGCGTGCGTTAAATCGGTTTATGCACAATACGCTATTTAATCCAAAGCACAGGCGCCCGAATAATATAATTAAGCTCAATGTGCAAAGTTTGGACGATGCAGAGGCAACAAAACTGCTCGAAATATTAAAAAGATGGCAATCTAGAGGAATTTGATTTAATTTTTACAAAAACTGTGTGATGATTCGCTTGTATTAATATCCTGCTTTGGGGTCTATGATGACGAACGAATTAAAACAACAGGAACACTTTGTAAGCTCAGTGCAGTATCAACCGACAAGCGCTGATTTAATTAAAGTTATAACAAGCGATTGCTACCAACTGGAGCGATTAGCAACACAATACAAGCAAGCGCATGATTGGAACGGTGCGCTTGCTTGTTTATATGAAGCCAAAAACAATTATCGGGATATTGATGATCCGCAGTATGTTGTGGTGGCGTTGAGATTATCGCTATATTTACAGGGAGCTGGTAAATTTGAAGAGGCAAAATTTGAATTACAATCATTAATTAACGAGCTAGACACCATCGCAGAATTAAAGATGCGGCATCATTCGGATGATAAGGATTATGGTATTTATATTGAGTCGACCAAAAATAATTTGCTATCTGAAATTTTTGATACTGCCAGAAAAATTTATAAGCGCGAA